TCTACTTCACACAATTCTGAGTACTTCTTGTACGACTCCCACATTTGATCGCCATTCTTGGGATATAGCTCATAGCCAATAGCATCGATATCAATGGGTAGTTCGTTGGACAGATAGTCCGGTCGGTCCTTACCGCCGAGCCAGCCGAGACGCTTATATAGTTCCCGATCCTTCCAGGCATCAGGGTTGGGATAGTGACTGTCGGCCGTAGAGATGAGAGTAATATCGTATTCATTCTTCATTTGAATAATATACTGATTGAGCTCATGCTGTTGTGGTACGTCGTTCCATTGAAGTTCACCATACCACCGGTCTCCGAAGATCCTTATCATGTTCTCGGTGGTTGTACGCATAGCAGTGAGGATCGCCTCTTCTCCGTCGTCATGATTAGCCCAGTAGTCGCCAGCATAAATGCCCCCCAAGCAAGCACTAGAAGCAATCACCCCTTCACTGTATTTGGCCAACATCTCATAATCTACACGAGGATAGCGATAAAAGTTTTCTTCTTTGTAACTATCCGAGATCAACTTAAAGATATTGCTTAGTCCTGTCTGATTTTGAGCGATGAGTATCATATGCCGGCGATGGTTAAGTAGACTCCTGATGGCTTTCTTACTTTCCTGCTCGTCCTCGATCGAGGTTCCGCTTACATCATTCTTCAACTTCCGAGCTTCTTTTGCGTCTGCTTTAATTCGATCGTACTCTTCACGCCACTCTTTAATANTGGGAATGAAGTAAGCCTCTACGCCGTAGATAGCTTTAAACTCCTTGCCGTCAGCCTTCATCTTTTTTATGTGCAATAGCTGGTGGCTAAACCCATTCATATTTCCATGGTCTGTCAACGCTAGTGCTTGCGCGCCATTCTCGTAAGCAAAATCCATATGTTCTGGTGGATAGCCAATGGCATCAAAGATACTACCGGCTACGCTGTGCGCATGTAATCCTACAAAAGGAATTGAGGGTTCTTTTCTAATCACTATCTATTTCTCCTATACTGATGTGGCCAGTGACAAATCCGTAGGGACGTTTAATCTCTTCGTAATGTCCTGATGATATTAGTTTACTATATTCCTCCCACGTTGTCAAGTCATAAAACCAAGGAAGTTCATTTATTAACGCGCCTGTTGTATCCGCATCTTTAAATACGTCTTCTAATTTAAAATGGCGAGATTTGCGNCGTTCTTCGGGAGGCAGTTTTTTGGTTGGCCACACTTCATCCTCCGCAGGGGGATAATATGTGCGAGAATTAGATTTAATAACATTCTTTGCGCGGCGCCACTCTGTTGTATCAAAAGTAAAACTGAGGGGAAGCCCATCGCATACTGTTTTTCCTTCGTAAGAAAAATAATACCCTCCGTCGTGGCTCAAGTGTTGGCGGGCCCTCTTGGCCTCGTCCAGATTGGACACCCCAAATGGAAAACTTACATAGTAGCGATCAGGAATCAGCCATCGCCCCAACCGCCTACAAATCCAGTATGCCACGTTAGCTCCGTGAATAATAGACCAAGCATAACAATCATATTTATCACGATGTTTGGGGTGAATAGGAACATAATAAATAGGAATAGATACATGACCCTCCTTGGGATATTTTACATATCGGCCGGCCTCTATAGTATATAAATCTTCTACCCAATCTCCTACTTTATGTTTAATGATGGGAGCTATATCATCATTGCACACTATCCAAATAGTCTCACAGCCTGCATACGAACACTCCGCTATAGAGTGCTCAATCAAATTAAAATCTGGCGCGAGGGGCATTAACACATCGTGGCCTGGCAANTTAAATTCTCCCGAAGATGCAGCTACGGGAATAATGCCAGCTAAATGAAAAGCCTGTTTGTTTTGAGATGCTACGTCCATTCTTTTGATATATTACAGTAAAAGATATTAGGCGTAGCGGATGACACAACAAAATCTTTTTTATTTTTATGAAGCTCCCTCTTGTCATGCTCTAAAAGAACGTTCAAATAATGGTCGGCGCCTCCGAAACTGCGCTTGGGGCCGCGTAACCCATTGTCTTTAATCAATTTTAATGCAGCAAATCGAGTGGCTGTTTCCGAATATTCAAATTCTTGGAGTCTCTCTGCTGGTATGTAAGATTTTGTATAGCAATCTTTAAATGAACCGTCGTTACCGTCTTTTCTCAAAGAAGGATAAAACACCAATTCTTTTACAAAATTATTAGAAGTATAAATTTTACATGCTGCCTGTTTGGCTCCTCGCTTAATGTTAAACCAATCATAAACAACGTAATCGTGCACTTTTTCTTCTACTCCGAGACCCCTTACCAACTCTAAATCAAATACATAAAGCTCCGCAAAATGAATTTTTATCATTTTATAAAACTCTGTGGTAACATAAGCCGTGTTGTCCTCGATGCGAATAGTTTCGATATCGGAAGGAATAGGAAGGAGGCCCCTTATTCCCAAATCAAATGTAAGACGATACCACGTCTTAGATTTATCTTTCTCTTCAATAGAGTGAGGAACAGTAGCTCCATTGACAAGAAGCATCCCATTGTTATTTATAGCATATTGGAGCGCCGCTAAATTATACCCAATTACGAGCTTGTCTGTCGTTAGTTCTGGGGCTTCACGCACTTTAGGCCCGTTCGTACGCGGATAGGCTCGCAATAACATAGTTCTCGGCAATTGTATGATAGGTTCGTTCTTCATAATTTATGGTACGAATCATCTGTGCCTCCACCACCAAAAGCCATCCCGGCTGCCAGATATGCTGACAGTCGCCGGCCGCACCCTCCTCGGTTACACACACTACCGTGTATGGCTCCGCGGCGGGCCGATACTCCGCAGGCAACAATATCGGCCCTTCGTCGACGACCTCTTCCTCTATTAATTTAACACTAATATTTCTGTTATATGGTAAAAATCTCATTCCATTTCCTTTCTATCCGCATTTTGCATAGCCACAAGCTTTACAGGTTACACACCCCTCCATATATACAAGCCCCTCTCCTTTGCACTCGGAACAAACCTTTTCGGACGCACTAGAGCCGTTGGTGATATATCCTTTCAGAACTCTGGCGACACATTTGGCAAAACTAAACATATCACTATCTCGATCCTTTTGTAACTGTTCTACGACGTATTGAATATTTGCTCCAGTACGCAGAGCCAACGATATCATGCGCGTGAATGCTGAATGGTTAGGATTGTCAAAAACCCTTACCAGATCTTTTACTATGAGTGTATCTCCATTTTTGCCAATTTTTAAGTCATAGACGGCATTCATTGTCTTACGAGGATTCTTAACTAAAATACCCTCTTCTCTGCTGCGGGGGATTTCAATCAAATTTGATAGCCCTCCCATTACTTCGTAAGGTTTTTCGTCCAATAGTCCAACCATGATTACCCACTTTTCCCCTTGAATAGTGACGCGGTGAATGGTGCACGGTAGCTCAAGAGGCCGCTTTGGAGCAGAACGATGTGGAAATATTTCTTTGTTTTGTAATAGAACTCCTGAGCGGCAGCCGTCCACATATACTGTAATGCCTTTGAGCCCAAGCTTCCACCCCTCCATATAAATCTCACCAACCACGGCCGGGGAGGTACCTTTAGGTAGATTAATAGTAGAACTAATAGAATGATCGATACTGCGTTGGATGGCCGCTTGAACCTTGACGCGCTGAGTCCAGTCAATTTCTCCCGACTCGACAAAAAATGGCGGCGGCGTTTCTTCTCCGAACAATTCAAGGTACTGGCGTACATTATGATGGAATACTTGATATTCTACCCACTTGTCTCCTAGGTCATCAATATGGTCGGCTGGTTCATCCTGTTCGTTGTGTGACAGTTTGCGTCGACGTATATAAGAGTTACGAAAAACAGGTTCTAGGCCCGACGAGGTCTGGGACATAATAGAAACCGATCCGGTAGGGGCATTCGTAAGAATAGAAATGTTGCGGCGCCCAAAAGTCTCAATTTTTTCAGACAAATTTTTGGGGAGCCTTTTAATATATGCGTTTTCTTTCTCTTTTGACCAATCGAATATGGGGAAAGCGCCTCGCTCTTGTGCCAGGAATACACTCTCTAGGTAAGCAGTGTCTCGAATAGTTTCATAAATCTTCTCAATGATCTCTAGAGCTGCGTCTGAATCGTACCGTAACTTAAGTCGTGCAATGGCATCCGCTAGCCCGTGGGTACCGAGCCCAGTGCGACGGCCGTTCACGCATGCTGTGTGCATATTTTCCCATAGTTCTTTTTCGCTCTCCGTGTCGCAGACTTCTTTGATACGCTCCAGTTTTTCTAGTTCGAGTTCCACCAGATCATCAGATAAGCGCATCCCCACGGCGGTAATTTCTTTAAGTTTATTAAAATCAAAAGTAGCCTTGTCGCTGAAAGGGTTGCGAACCAAATGTTTAAGGTTTAAGGAGACGAGGCGGCAGCTATCGTACGCCGACAGGGGGATCTCCCCGCAAGGGTTGGTGGTAAGAGTGCCGAATCCTTTGTCCTTATAACACTCAGCGGGGAGATTATTGATAATATTATCCCACATAAGAAGTCCGGGTTCCGCGGTTGCTGTTGCCGACTCCACTATCTTATCCCACAACTCCTCTGCTTGGATCTCCGCAGTATGAGTGGGGGTTGTGGAATCAATTGGAAATTGTAGGGTAAACGATTCTTTGTTTTCTACTGCAGTCATAAAGGAATCACTTATCTTCACCGAAACATTTGCCCCGGTCACCTTGGTGAGATCCTGTTTCATGGCAATAAATTTTTCAATATCGGGGTGTCGAATATCCATCGATATCATAAGGGCGCCCCGCCGGCCGTTCTGCCCTATCATGCGGCAGACATAAGAATAAAAATCAGCGAACGACCAGGCGCCAGTGGTCGTTCGTGCTGAGTTGTTGACTAGGGCGTTTTCGGGGCGCAGATTAGATATGTCAAGNCCAACACCACACCGACGCTTAAATAGATTAGCAAGATGTTTGCCGGTGTCAACGATAGAGCTGATGTTGTCGGCAGGAGAGTCAACCACGACACAATTGGATAAAGATACATTAACATAATTATTTCCTATTCCCATCATGGGGGAGCCTTGAGGGACGATGTATTTAAAATCTTTGAAGAAAGAATAGATCTCATTTTCAGTAAGATAAGGGTTCTTCCCCGCTTCAAACTTATCCTCTATCCGCGCAAACTCCGCGGCGAGCCGCTTGTGCATATCATTAGGGGTTTTTTCTACAAAATTTCCCTCATTATCTCGCAAGCAATACTTCGTCATAAAAACATTAGTAGCCAGTTCATCATCATTAAAATATTGCAGGGTCGCCTCTCGTACTTCTTCTTCGGTATACATTTTATCTACTCCCATCTTTAAACTTCTTATACTTCTCGGCCAGTTTTTGCCTCTGCGCTTGCGGACTTACCTCCACGTCGCTGTCATCAAATGGTTCTAAAATTTTTATAGATACGGTGCTTGTGTCCATAAAGAGTGGGTATATTATACCATCAGGTCCATTCCTATTTTTAGCAATAAATACTCTTCCTGTATTTGCTAGCTTGTCATCACTGGTGCGAGAGATACTAAAAATAAAATCCGAAACAAAACACTTGTTAAAAGCTTCGGAAATGGCCTCCATCGTTACTACTTCTGCGTTGAGGCCAGAACGATTTGTTTGTGAGGCGGTCCACACGGGGCACTTGTACTCTTGTGCGAGCCCGCGGAGTTCTTCATAAATAGATTCTAGTTCGTTACGCTTCTCTCTCTGGGCTGTAACTGGCCTAAGCAAGTCAGCATAGTCTACTATAATCATGTCAATTGGTGTGTCCTTCATGCGAAGGCGTTCCAGGTGTGTTTTAAGAGTGTGGGTAGAGGCAGACTTAGTAGGATATTCCTTAATGATTAATCGCCCTTCGATCTCTTGTACCTCTTCATAGACTTTTTCTTTGAACGTAATCAAATCACCCAACTCAATCCTTGTGAGACAGCTGTCATAGCGAGAGCCCACAACAGTATCTTGAAGTTCTAAAGTATAATGCACTACTGTCTTGCCTTCTTTGAGGGCCTGGGTTCCCAAATGTACGAGGGCCATGGACTTGCCGGCCCCCGTGGGGGCAATAACAACTCCAAGTTCCTTCTGACCCAGGCCTCCTTGACAAATATCATCTATGAGTGGCCATCCCGTCGTGACAGGATTACGGAACTTGGGCTTGAACCTCTCTTCAAAATCTTTTTTCCAGTCATAACCGGCGTCATTATCAGCGCCAAGCTTGAGAGATTTATTGATCACTAATGCAATCTCATCAAAGGATGAGCTTTGCAAAAGACCAATGGACTTAATCATGGCTGACTTTAAATTTTGTTTGCGACAAAAATCGAGCGCAGTATCTTTGATAAACTCGTGGTTTTCTAAGACAGCTGCCATCACGCGAGCATAATATTCCCGCACTTGCTGCTGTGTTAGCTCATTTTCATCATCGATGCCAGAGCGTAAAATAGTTCCGAGGATCTGGCGAGAGGGATGGACTCCGTACTTTTGTCTATATTGAAAAATTACTTTGGTGAAAAGTTTTAAATAACGCAGCTCTAAAAAATTAATATCTAGAACTTCTTCTATCTGATCTGCAAAAGGACGGTCATCTAAAATGACCATACACAATTGCTCTTGGAAGGATTTGCCATAACGTGAAAAGGTTACCTTCTCTTTCGATTCCATGTTCACCTCTTTTTGATTCTACTAGTTTTTCAGCGCTTTGTCAACGACAAATCGATTCATGGTTGCGAATAGGTCGTCCCAGTTAAAAACCCCAAAGCCGTCTTCGTTCATCATTTTAATAATCTCGGTCCTATTAAACTCATAGCCCAAGTTATCAAACACATAATCAACCTTCTGTCTGCTTTG